TTCTTCGTCTGTTACCACGCCATCACCGTCAGCATCGTACTTTTCATACTCACTTCCTGGTTCTAATTCTTTATTCATCTTTATCCTCTGGTTCATCTAGCTCTTTGTAATAGGTTACTATAGATAAAATTTGACGAATATATCTTTTTATTTCTGCCATGTTAACAGATAAGTTTTCATAACCAACAGGGCTAACGCCATAGTAAACATTAGTAGGCGCATTACCTTCTTTTAAATCTGTAAGGTATTCGTCCATAATTTCTGGTGTTAGAACTTTCCATTCAACAGGTTTTGTGTTGATCTTGTTGGGTAAGGGTGGGTGATAGACTGCAGCAGGTTTAGTAATAGTTACTACTTCTACTGCTTTAGTTTCTGGTGTGTATGGTTTGTTTCCTATTAAGCTGCAGCCACTACAAGTTAGTAGCAGGAGAAGTAATACTTTCAAATTCACCTAACACCTCCTTTGTTCCTTTATTGATTATGTTTTCAATTAATTTAGGTTTGCGTAAGCTCAGCATGTTCATATCGTGTTTATCAAATTTACTTTTGAGTTTACTGACTTCTTCACGGGCTTGGTTATTTTGTTCTTGTAGTACATTAATCTTTTCAAAGGCTCTTTGCTTATCTTCTTCTGCTTGTATCACTTGACTGTTGAGTTGTTTGATACTGTTTTCTAGTAACAGTTCATTGTCTGCTGCTTGTCTTAACTCTGCAGCCATTGTTTCTTTTTGCGCTTCTGCTTTATCGTAGTACAGTTTAAATGCACCAGACATAGCAATTAACCCAACACCAAGTAAAGCACTCATTTGCCACATAGATCCTCCTTTAATCGTAGAAGATTTGGTTTTTGTTAACTCTTTTAGGGATACAGTAACTCGTAATATTTTGTTGACGATAGTAAGGACGGTGTTTATTACTCCACTTACCCTGCTCAATTGCGCTACTAAAAACGTTGCACCTGTGAATGTTACGAAAGAGCATTTTATCATCTGACACAACCTCTCCTTCGACTAGGACAACAAGAAGGAATGCTAAAACCACGGCTCCCGTTTACCGCCATCGTACTCACGCAAGTGTCCTTCCTTTAACATGGTAGTAAATATGTTTTTCTTTCCGTCATACAGCACACCTAATATTCTTCCGTACTTACCTTTTCCGTGGCTATGTACATGTAAGTCTGCATCTTTAAGTAAATCTTCTAGTCTGGCTTTAGCTGCTTGACCAGCTGTTTTTTCTAAAAGATTTCTTGTGCGTGATTCGGGTGCGTTAACGCCATAGAAACGAATACGTTGATTGGTGAGTGATACGTTGAATCCTAAATCTAAATCAACGTCTATCGTGTCACCATCAACAACTCGCCTTAATGTAGCTTTGTAAAAGTATGGTTGATTAGCCATTCTTTTTACGTTTCTTTTTTCTAGTGGTAAAAGCTTCGTTTTCAGGAGTGTCAGGATCGTCTTTAATAAAGCGTCCTTTAGAATCTCTGGTTCTGACTGTTTCTAAATGCTCTGCAGTTTCGTTTGCAATGTTGCTATCGCCAAGAAAACTGGATAGCCATTTAAAGAATCCCATAGTGTCCTCACTTTCCTAGTTAGGTTAGGACATTATAGTAAAGAGATAGAAAAAAGAAAGGCCCAAGTGGGAGATAACTTGGGCCTTCTTCAAGGTGGTACATCCATGAAAAAAACTTATGTTTAAATTTGGAGATTCAAACAAGATCATCGTACTGGTTTTTCTATATTGGTGCAAACATTTAAGATGAAATTAGATAAATCAGAGGGTTTTACAGCTTTTTTCAAGAAATTTTCTTTGGATATAGGTTTATTCCACTGTTTATCCTGCAGAATTAGTACATTTTTGTCTTCAGTACCTACTACCACAACAGCATTATGGCCCATATCAACAAAGTTATTTAACCATTGTAGTTGTAATTTACTTAGGTTGATTTTAATTGGAGTAGTTTTAATCTTGGGTAACGCTGGCACGTATTTGTATTCGATAAACAAAATAGCTTTGTTTCCTGCATACATAGCATCTGGTACACCATTAGTATAGGAGTCGTGTATTTTCCATTTGTATAAATCAACGGGAAGTTTGCGGTGGACAGATTTTACAAAGCTATGTTCGTTCATCCGTATCAGGCAGTTCTTGCTCTAAGCGTTGAAGATACCAGATGGCTTTTCGTATGTCTTCTCTTGGTTTGCTTTTGTATTGGTATCGCCACAGGTATTTCATTACTGCACCTTTAAGATACCCAAGGTATTCATTATGGGACATGCTTGCTTTGATACCATCAATGCATTCGATGTCACCTTTGGTGTAATGGGGTGGGTGGTTAACGTTATCGTCTACTATGTGTCCATTAAAGGGCATTAAGTTACTCCCCATTCACAAGGAGCAGGGTTTCCTGTTTTGTAGCTGCACCAACGGCACGCACTTGCACTAGGCGAAGGCGTAAAGTTTTCTTCTGTAGTCATAGCTACACCACGATTGTGCCAACTTGCAGCAAAGTTTAACGCTTCATTGCGAGTATAGAACTTTTTAGTAGTTTGTTGTTTATCGAGATACCAGAGTTCTGTTTGCACTGCTTCTATTTCTGGGTAACGATAGAATGTACCGATGGCATACAGTAGACACTGTTGCCCATGCATTATTTCATTGCCCCATTTTTTGCCTGTTTTGTAGTCAATGACTCTAGCAGAGTTATCTTCTTCAAAGACTAAGGCATCAAGTTTGATACGTACCCAAGTGGTACTGCCTACCCATGAAGTAGGCTCCCAATCCATAGTGAAACCCCAATCACCTTCTAGTTCTACTCGTGCATCTGCATATAGCGCACGGAGATGGTCAAAGTCTTGGGCAAACTTTTTTAACTCTTGAGGCATTTCACCTAGTTCACCTTTTACATAGGCTTCTGCTTGTTCATGTATCTTTGATCCACGAGATGCTGCTGGGTTTGTTGGTTCAGGTATCTTTTGTACACGGCTGAGATAGGCACGATAGGCACATTCTTCAAATGTCTTGAGTGCTGAAAAACTCCATGCTTTGAGTGGTCCTAATTTTTCTGGTCGTTCAAACGGCAACGACTCAACTGGTATTAGTTTCATCTATTTTGATGCACTCTAAATTAAAATGTTCAGCAACTTTTGCTGTAGTAAGTCTTTGTTTATATAACAAACATTCATCTAAACTAGCATAACTACCATACAAGAAAACATTTATCATCCCAAAAATATAAAGGTTAAACACTTAACAATACCTTATCTTCTGATTCAAAATATTCATCAGCTAAATGCTGAGCAGTTTCTTCTGGTATTGTCCAGTTTACCACAACGCCACGGATAGGGTTACTGTCTCTTCCTCCAAACGCAGGGCGTTTTCGTATTTCTGTGTCTATGTGATTCTTGTTTAGTTGTTTCTTAAATTGTCTTTGGTTAATAATTGGGTTGTGTTCTGTCATTACATGATACACAGCACGGAAATGTTCAGCAGGTATTATGCTATATGAAGCTGTGTTTAATTTGTCTGCTATCCATGCTTTTACATATCGTTGAGCAGTTAAAATCCTACCGCCATCCATTACGTTACTTGGAGTAATCTCTAGTATATCGGCAAAGAATCCTAGATCACCTGATTTGATTGAGCTACAGAACTCTTCAAAGACAGTCATACTTACAACTCGCATTTGTTCTTTGGCTGCGTTATCAATGGCTACTCTAGTCGCTAGATACTTATCGTACTTAAAGCCATGTAGTATCCCTGCAAACTTTGGTAGCTCAAGTTCTATTTTGTCCATGTTATCAATGACATCAGGATGTGCTTTTTCCAAAGCTACTTCTTGCCGTGGCGGTATATTGTAACGTCTGTCAGTTACTTCTAAGTTAACTGCATCAGGACGATTGGTTAAGAAGATATAGTTAGTGTAGTTAGGCGGTGCTGTTTGGTTACTACGCATGGCACGTATGGTGATTGCTTCGTCTGTAATATCTGACTTGAGTTGATCAGCTACACGTTTAACTCCAGTGCTTGCTGATCCCATGTGAAACTCATCAACAATCAGGAACAAAGCTTGCCGCATATACAGGTTAAAGTTTTCCTCAATGTTTCTAAGGGTACGCATGGGAACATGTTCTGGTCCGAACAATGGCCTGAGTATTTTAGAATAGAAGACACCTTTACCTGTGCCTTGTACACCACCTAGTACCCAGGCTTTAGTTGTTTTTTGTCTGGTCTGGAATATGTACGCCATCCAGTTGATGAACCTTTCAAACTCTTCTTCACCGTTGCCAAGTATATGACTGATGATTGTAGCAATGAGAGGACAGTCATCCTGTAATGTGTGGGCTTTACCGTACTCCAGTTCTTTCTTATGTAAGTCAGCTTCAAGGACATACTTAGTACGTCTATACATGTTGACCCAGAAAGGTGCTGCAGTCATATTGATCTGGTTTTCTGTGGCTGTTGGATCAAAGAAGATAGTTGCTTCTGGTATGAAGTCAGGCGGTGGATGCCCATGTGACAGCATAAATGATTCGACTGATCCTTTAGATGTAGGTGTCAGGGGGAAGTCATCAGAGAACTGATCGAGAGATGGATCAAATAGCCCGTTGTAATACTGGTCAGTGAAGAAATCGCGCATCACTACAGGGTAACGGCTTATGCCCATTTCCTGTTGCTTGTCTTCATACAGTTCAAAGATAGACAGATAGAAATCTCTATCTGCTTTCTCGATAGGAAAGATTGGCTCACCTTTAAAGTTGTACATATACGTTGGTGAGTTGAGCTTAAAATAATAAGCATTACTGTCACCACCGTTTACGTTGCACCGTATGTATGGCAGGTTGCTGTCATCTGATACAGAGATAGACATTTGATCAGGGTTCTGTAACACCTCTTCTATTTGCATACCTACTTTGATGTTTTTAATCTGGCTTTTCTTACGACTTAACCCTGACTGTGAGCGCAAGTTATTTTTTGCTTCTACTGTTTTTTGAAATACAGACTCAGGATTAATGTCGTTCATAAACCTAGCAAGATCGACATGATGTTTTTTTCGTTTGACCAGCACAATACGTTCATCTTTAGAATCGAATGGATCGTCTTCTACTGGGTCAAATGTAGGAGGTGCAATGAATACTGTTTTACTGTTTTCTGAAATACTAACATCTAGTGGGTAAGATAATGATTGACCGTTACTACTAAGCGTTAAGTTATCTGTAAACAGTTGTGTCTCAAAGTTAGCTGCATTTAACCAGAGCTTTAATGCTTTGGGTGGGATAGGCACAGTA